AAAATTCAAGAATATGAAATACAATATAAAAAAATCAAAATTTATACAATATATATTTAGCGACAGAGATGATTTGTATTACTGGGCTCAAACATGGATAGAATATTTAGAAGAAGATGGGAAAATAGATATAACAATTCAAGATTTATTAGATAATCAATGTGAAATACCTACTTATCTAATAGAAAACTATCAAGGAGAGGAGGATTTTATTGACGATATAGAATTTATTGAGCTAATAGATTAAATTCTTAAATTTGTAATAAAATGAAAAAATTCTTAATAACAGCTTACGATACAATGGGAAACCATTCTGTCCTTCAATTAGTTAAATCAAAAAATAAAGAAACAGTAATGTCTTATATGTATAATAAGTATATAAAAGACAAGAATTACTGGGAGATATCATCTGAAGACTTTAGATCATATTATGAGCATATTGGAACAAGGTTAGATACTCTTCCATATTCTTATGCATATACAATAAGAGAAAATAATATAGAAGTTTATAATGGGTCAATAACTTATTTTTATAAGTTCTTTGAAATAAAAAATGAAATAGACAACTATGCGGTCATACTGGAAACAGATATTTCAAAACCAAATTTAGTGTCCAGAACAGTTTATTATAAAGTATTAGATGAAATAGATAACTTGCGTATTTTATACAATGAAATAGAAGGAACGGATATACATTATTGTAACGAGTTTGACTGGCTAAGTAGTTTTGAAAGTGCTTTCTTTTCTGATGAATTGTTAGATTATAATGATTTTGATTTTGATACTGGAGAGATTAAAGACGTTAATATTATAGGAGGCACAACAAACAATGAAAGTTCTTTAGTGATTTGTAAAATTAATTTTGAAGATATTATTTTATTATAATATTTTTTTATTTAAGTTTTATTTACTATTATTGTCACTTAAATTAACTAATTATGAGTAAACTAACAAAAAACGAGGAACGGGAATACCAAGTTTTAAAAAAAAGATTATTTGGAAAAAAAGATTTCTGGAGTAGTATTAATAATTTAGAAGAACAATTAATATTAAACCGTTACAATTTTCTTGCAAATAAAAAAACTAAATCTGTATTAACTAAAGTAAAGTAAAAAATGGATAAAGAGTATAAAAAATATTTCAATAGATATAAGTTCAGAGCATTAGATTATAATGATTGGACAGAATATATTGTAAAAGAATATAATAACTTGAGATCAAAAAATTTAGAAAAGAAAATTAAAAAACAAAGAGCTCAAGTAAAAGAAACTCCTATAAATTTTAACTGGTAATGGAGGTATATCTTGTAAGCAGATGTTGTGGTGATGAGTTTGAAGAGATAGAAAATGAGCATGGAGATTTAAAAGATGTTTGTATTGCTTGTGGAGACTATTGTGAAGTTCAGAATGATTACGACTATAGAGAATTAAAGCTTTATGATTTAGCAGAGGCAAGAGAAGACGAGCGAAGAGATTTAGGTTTATGAAAGAAATTCACGAATTAATTTTAAAAGAAAAATTAAAGGATAAACCTAATAAAAGATTTATTCAGTGGCTGCAAAAGTTAAATCAAGATATATTAAAACAAATCATAATAAACAACTATAAAAAATAACAAGTAGGGAATAATCCCATAATTTTACAGGTGTAAGATACCTTAATATTAAATGTTTTGCTTGTTGTATTTAGGGAGGAAGGTATAAAGGCGCTATTGCCAAAACACGTTAATACTGTTATCTTCCTCCTAAAAATTTAATTAAATAAAATGAAAAGACTATCTCAATACTTAGTGAATAAGCTAAAAGAAGAAAAACACCTAAGAGAATATAATAAAGCAAATAGATTAGAAACTATAGATCTAAATAATTACTTTAAAGAAACTACTAAAATAGAAATTAAAGGTAGATTTGTAGAAGCTTGTAGGTATCCCCTACCTATTCCAGAAAGGGTAATTATTAAAAATGATATGAGTAAATATAAATTAATTAAAAGATATGAAACCAATAAGACAAACACCTTCGTACTACATAGGTAAAAATAATTATCATGCCTCAGAAGTAGTATATGGATTTTCTGCTTCATATAATGTTGGTAACGCACTGACTTATTTAATGCGTTGTGGGAAGAAAAAAGAGGAAGGTATGAGTGATATAGCTAAACACATACAAGATATTGAAAAAGCAATACATCATTTGCAGATGGAAATTACACAACTGCAAATAGATAACTTAATTAAAAATGGCATGAGTTATGAAAAAGCTATAAAAACTTTAGGAAGAATAAATGATTTACAAAATAAAATAAAAAAATAAATATGAAAAAAGATATATTTGACGCGTATGCAGATGCAATAGCAGAAAAATTTCACCTCACATTAGGAGAGATGTTTTCAAAAAGCAGAAAAAGAGAAATAGTTGAGGCAAGACAAATGCTTTACTTTCTGGCAAAAGAAAGACCAATAAGACTTTCTTACATAAAAAGATTTATGGAGGAAAACGGTCTACCAGTACAATATCATACAATAATGCATGGGTACACTAAAGCAAAAGAATATATTGATAGTGATCCAGACTACAAGTTTGTTGTTGATACAATTTCAAAAAACCACGAACTAAAAAATAATAGCTAATAATGTATAGCTTGACTGATCTATATAATCAAGCAATACAGAATGAGCCAATTCGTATTACAAGACAATACGGAGTAAGTATTATTGATAGAGGATTTAAAATACAAGTATTTCCCAGTAAAACTGAAATATTAAATTGTTCTAAAAATGGAGATTACTTTCAGGAAATATCTCAGGAAGAGTATGATATTTTTTTTGCACATGGCTGGGTCAAGGGGTGTACTATTTTAAATATAAATAATAATAAAAGAAAACTCAAGTTAATTGAGAACATGATGAAAAGAGAAGTTAACAGCAGAAAGAATGATAAATTTATAAAGAATTTAAAATCTAAACGGGAATTTGTTATGAACCAATATTCTTTATACACACAAAAACTAATTAAATATAACGAAAATGGAAAAATTAAAAACAATTAATATTAAGGGAAAAGATTATGTAGAGGTACATACCAGGCTTAAATACTTTAGAGAAGTATGGAACAATTATACATTAGACAGTAATGTCCTGGAAAAAACATCTGAAAGTATAATGATAAAGGCAGAGATAAAAGATGAGACTGGAAGATTAATAGCTTCTGGAATTGCAGAAGAATACAAAGGATCATCATACATCAACAAAACATCTTATGTTGAGAATTGTGAAACATCTGCTTGGGGTAGAGCATTAGGTAATTTTGGTATAGGACTTGATAATTCAGTAGCTTCTGCTAATGAAGTTGTTAACGCTATTTCAAATCAGAAACCTAAAACTAATGTAAAGACCAGAGTTAAATTAGAAATAGGTGATGAAAACTGGAAGAAGGTGTTAAGCTATGTAGTTGCAAATAAATCATTAGGGCTACCAAGCATAGTAAAAAATCTGGAAAGTAAATACAATATAAAAGCTATAGTAAAGAAAGAAATTTCTAAACATATATAGTGATGGATATATTAGAAAAACTTAAAGACGATAATTTGTATTATGGTCAGTTTGGTCAGCAGTGGCTGTCTAATTCAGACATTTATACCCTTCTTAATGATCCATTAAATTTTAGATTAGCAAAAGAAGAAACCAAAGCAATGTTGGAAGGTAGGTATTTTCACACAGCAATATTAGAGCCAGAAAAGCTATCTGATTTTATTATTTCAGACGCTTCAAGTAGAAACTCTAAAGCATATAAAGAGCTGGCAGCAGAGCATGGTAAAATGCTTTTACTTAACAAAGAGAAAGAAGAAATAGACAAAGCAATTCTAACTCTGAAAGAAAATATAGATTTAGCATTGGAGATATACAATCACACTAATAAATACGAAGTTCCTGGGGTAAAAGAAATAATGGGATTAGATTGGAAGGGCAAGGCAGATATTATTTGTGAAGATAAAATTATAGATCTAAAAACTACATCAGATATTAATAAGTTTAGGTCAAGTGCATATCGTTATAATTATGATAGCCAGGCATATATATATCAACAAATATTTAATAAACCTTTACATTTTTATGTGATAGATAAATCATCTTTACGCGTTGGGATATTTGTTCCTTCTAATGAATTTTTAAGTAGCGGAGAGAATAAAGTAGAATACGCAGTTAATATATACAATAAATTTTTTAGTAAAAAAGCTAAATGGGATATAAAACAACATATACATTATGAAACATTATAGACATATTATATGGCACAGAAAAATCTTTTATGTTTTAAAGATAACTTTTAAGGTAATAAAACATTATCTTTCTAAGCTGTCTTGGAAACGAGAGATATTTATAGTAGAAGTTCCAACTACTATGGAGAGCGAACAACATAAGCAAAAGCTTATGGCTGACGTTTTAGAAATTTTGGAACATCAAATTAAAATACATTAAAATGGAAGACAAAATTTATGTAGGTAGTGGTACAGAAAAGTTTGACGGAAACTTAGTTTCTTGCAGCTTATGTCTGTCTGATTTACCTTCTGAGCACGTTTTTGAGTATAGTGGTAAAAAATACATTAAACTTAACGTACAAAAGAAAAAACAAGCTGATGAGTATGGAAAGACTCATTATGTAGCTGTAGACACATGGAAACCAGAGCCAAAGAAAGAAGAAGTTAAAGCTTCTGCTGGTGATCCAGATTTACCTTTCTAAAACAATAAGAGGGGGGTTAACGCCTCCCTTTTTTTAAACCAATTTAATTTAATGCAAGTAACAATATTTAAAGATATAAAAGATACGTCTCAACCTTTTTACAGAGATGTTAGTGTAGTGCTAAAGCGTATTGAAGACGGGTCATCAAAAGAGTTAGTAAAAGAAATAAGAAAGACCAAGGATAAAGAAGAAAGAAATAATTTAAAAAAAAGGCTACCAGCAATATGTTTTAGTGGTAAGTTTAATAAAAGAAATGATAGTTCTTTAATTGAGCACAGTGGTTTAATCTGTTTAGATTTTGACGGGTACAAGCTTAACAAAGAGATGTTGCAAGAAAAAGAAAGATTATCTAAAAATAAATTTATTTATTCAGTATTTATTTCACCAAGCGGCAAAGGTTTAAAAGCACTGGTGAAAATACCGCCTAATGTAGATAATCACAAGAGTTACTTTAATTCATTACAAAAACATATAAACTCTCCTTATTTTGATACAACATCAAAAAATGTATCAAGAGTATGTTATGAATCTTATGATCCATTAATATATATATATAAAAACTCTAAGGTCTGGGATAAAGTAGAGGAAAAAGAATATGTTGAAAAAATTAAGCTCCAGGACAAACCAACTATACCATTAACAGATGAAAATAAAATAGTTGATATACTTGTAAAGTGGTGGGATAAAAAATATGGGTTAGTTAGCGGGGAAAGAAACAATAATGTGTATGTTTTAGCTGCTGCCTTTAACGACTTTGGTATAGATAAAAATTTAGCCATAATGGTTATGAGTAATTTTGAATCTAAAGATTTTAGTAGAGCAGAAATTTTAAGAACAATAAGTTCAGCTTATGCAAACACCCATAATTTTGGCACAAAATATTATGAAGACGAAGACAAGGTTAATGTAATAAAACAACAATTAAGAAAGGGAGTTGACAAACACGATATTAAATGTCATATAAAAAATGATAAAATATCAGATGAAAACTTAGAAGAAGTTATTGTTAGGTTACAAGAAGAGCAAACTGAAAACAAATTCTGGACTAAGAGCAAAAAAGGTAATGTTAAAATTATACCTATCTATTATAAAAATTTTTTAGAAGATAGCGGGTTTTATAAATTTAATCCAACAGGTAGTAAGAATTTTGTCTTTGTAAGGGTAATAAACAATCTTATAGATCATACGTCTGAAAAAGAAATAAAAGATTTTGTTTTAAATCATTTGCTTGACTTAGATGATATAAGTGTTTATAATTATTTTGCTGAAAACACCAGGTACTTTAGAGAAGATTTTTTGACGTTACTGTCTTCTATTGACGTGTTCTTTATAGAGGATACAAAAGATACCGCATACCTTTACTTTTTAAATTGTGCAGTAAAGATTACACAAAATGAAATTAACTTAATTGACTATTTAGATTTAGGTGGTTACGTTTGGAAAGACCACGTTATAGATAGGGAGTTTACTTTATGTCATGTTCAAAATTGTGATTACAAAACTTTTATAAATAATATTTGTGGTGATGATGATAGTAGAATTAGATCTATGGAAAGCACTATAGGTTTTCTGATGCATGGATATAAAAACTTATCTTATTGTCCAGCTACAATACTAAATGATGAGGTTATATCAGACAATCCAGAAGGTGGTACTGGTAAGGGTTTATTTATGAATGGGCTGGCTAAAATGAAAAAGTTAGTAGTTATTGACGGTAAATCTTTTACATTTGAAAGGTCGTTTGCTTATCAATTAGTATCTGCTGATACACAGATATTATGTTTTGATGATGTAAAAAAAGCTTTTGATTTTGAAAGATTATTTAGTGTGGTTACAGAAGGTTTAACTTTGGAAAAGAAAAATCAAGATGCAATTAAAATACCATTTTCAAAATCCCCGAAGGTTGCTATTACTACAAACTATGCGATTAAAGGTAAAGGTACAAGTTTTGAAAGAAGAAAGTGGGAGTTAGAACTGTCACAGCATTATACTAAAGATTTTACACCACTGGTTGAGTTTGGTAGATTAATGTTTGGTGATTGGGACGATGAAGAATGGTGCCAGTTTGATAATTATATGATTAATTGTCTGCAAGGTTATTTAGAAACAGGTTTATTAAAGAGTGATTTTGTTAATTTAAAAATTAGAAAATTTTCTGCTGAAACTTGTCATGAATTTGTTGAATGGTGCGGTCTACTAAAAAACTCTATTGAAAACACTAAGCTGAGACCTAATAATCGTATATATAAAACTGATTTATATAATGATTTTGTAGAAGAAAATCCAGATTTTGCTCCTAAGTCTAAATTTACTGTTTCAAGAGTTGTTTTTCAAAACTGGCTTAACACCTATAGTCTATTTAAATACAATGAACACGCTCAACAAGGAAGGGATTTGGGCGGAAGATGGATATTATTTCCACAGTATGATGAAGTTTAGAGATTATCAAATCAATATAATATCTAAAGGTTTAGATATAATTAAAAAAAGCGGATTTTTATATTTAGCTATGGAAGTTAGAACTGGCAAAACCTTGACCAGTTTAGGCATATCATCTTTACTACAAGCTAAAGATGTTTTGTTTATTACTAAGAAAAAAGCTATAAGCAGTATTGAATATGATTATAAATTATTAGATCCTGCTTTTAACATACAGGTAATTAATTATGAATCTTTACATAAAATAAAACAAACAGGTTGGGACGTTGTTATTTGTGATGAAGCGCATACAATGGGAGCTTTTCCAAAACCTAATAAAAGAGCCAAGCAAGTAAAAGAAATAATTAGACGATCAAATCCTTTTGTAATATTATTAAGCGGTACTCCTACTCCAGAATCTTATAGTCAAATGTATCACCAGGTTTATGGAATACCAAACAATCCTTTTGGTGTTTATAAAAACTTTTATGCTTTTTGTAAATCATATGTTAATGTAAAAAGAAAATATATTAATAGCATGACCATTAATGATTATAGTGATGGATTAAAAAGTATTGTTGATGATATGGCTCCTTATAAAATTAATTACTCTCAACAAATGGCTGGCTTTAAAACAAAAATAAACGAAAAAGTATTATATGTTAAGATGACCCCATTGTGCCTATCTTTAATAAGTAAGATCAAAAAAGACCGTATTATTGAAGGTGATGATGAAATAGTATTAGCTGATACAGGCGTTAAGTTGATGTCTAAAGTTCATCAGCTTTGCTCTGGCACAGTTAAATTTGAAAGCGGCAAGTCTATGGTTGTTGATAACTCAAAAGCTAAGTATATTAAAAAGTATTTTAAAAATAAAAAAATAGGGATATTTTATAAATTTAAAGAAGAGTTTAATGCTATCAAATCTGTATTCAAAGATATGATAACTAACGATTTAGATGAGTTTAATTCTACTAATAAATCTATAGCATTACAAATTGTTAGCGGTAGAGAAGGTATAAGTT